CTACGATAACCGCGCATTCAACATAGCTACCTGTTCGTCGTTCATGTCATCAATCCACATACCGTAAATTTCATACACCATCTGCGCAGTTTCATGCCCCATCTGGCTGGCTATAAATGCCGGGTTCGCTCCTGCCGTCAACAGCCAGCAGGCAAAAGTATGTCGCGTATGGTACGGATTACGGCGGCGAATACCAGCACGTTTTACTGCTGCATTCCATCTCGCACCCAAACTGCTTACCGAGTAATAAGGTTTCTGTTTTCCGTTACACATCCTGGGCATGAAAACAAAATGCAGTTTTTGCTTTTCGGTTCTGCCGTACTCCCGATGATAAAAAGTGATTTCGCTTTTGCGATGATGCCCGGTCAGTTTGTATTGCTCCTTCAGTGCTTCAAGAGCTGGCTGTAGTAATGTTACCGTCCGGATCCCGGCATTTGTTTTTGGGGGACCGAACATATCCAGTATCGTCAGGTTTCTTCTGACATTCACAGTTCCCTTCTCGAAATCCACATCCTCCCACGCCAGAGCTGCCAGTTCCCCGTGACGAAGCCCGGAGTAAACGGCAAATTTCCACAAGTTCTGGCTCTGTCCTTTTTCACTTTCCATTAATGCATTGAATTCTGTTTTAGATAACGGATCTGGCTTTATTCTGTTTCGCTGTAATTTTTTTACTCCTTCAAATGGTTTGTTTGATATAAATCCCGACTGATAAGCAAAACGTAACAAAGAACAGAGCAGGGCGATATAGTTATCAACTGTGCGCACGGTTCTTCCTTTTTTGTTAGATCTTGGATTATCCAGGTAAAGCGTTTCTCCATGCAACAGTTCATTCCGGTAATTTAAGATATCGCTATAACGAATATGTGATATCGGGGTACTTTCAGAAATTATTATCCTGAGTGTTTTTAATTGTGATTTCGTTTTCTTCATTGTGTTTGTTGTTAACTCTGTCTCTTTAATTTTTGCCCAGATATCACAAAGCTCCCCGAATGTTTTTATGACTCTCGTTGTCACCATTTTTGCCCCAGTGCTGGACTGGGGAAAACGTCTTAAATACTCAAATTCACCGGAGTTTATTTCATGAACTATCAGCGCTCTTAAATTTCCGGCCTTTTTAATATTACTGTTTGTAATCTCCCAGCCTTTTAATGTTTCCCGACATCGTTTTCCTCGAAACATGAACCAGATGCGAATGTTTCTACCTCTAATCTCGACACCTGTTGGTAATTTAGACATATCATGAGTCTTTGATAAACTGATTTATCTTTGGATAGTTGTACCAGATAATCCCTCGTTTGCTGTCTGGCTTACCTAAAGGAGATACTCGTTTGAAGTGGAAGCCTTCCACCCAACAGTTCTGGCGGTATGCTTCAATTTGTCTGGCCCCCAGACCAGTGCGAAGCATCAGGCCGTATTCAACCATCCACTCTTCATTAAAGATTACTTGTGCCATCGCATCACCTCTGGCAGGCGCCAATGTTAGACTGAAATTGACGCCTGATGTTGATTATTAATAATCAGCTATGAAGTTTTAATTTGAATACAATGCAATTCACGAGGACTGAAGTTTCTCGCAATTAAAATTTATCAGTTTTACTTTCTGCTCTCTGGAAACGCCTGCTTCTTTTTTACCTGAGAGCATTTTTTCGCATTCTGATTTCGTTAGTTTAGATTTTGAATATCTTGTCCAGTTAGTAGGAGTGCCACCTTCCTTTTCAATAGTGGCGGTAATTTTATACATGAACACCTCCATTATTATTTCCAGTGGTTCGTTTATTCCACCTTTCGAGTGCTTCTTTTTCACTTCCACCATAACCGGTTCGGGATTCGCATCCGTTACACTTCGCTCGGTAATATCCTGAAATGGCTTTCACCGTTACTGATGGACAACCACAAAATGGACATGGTTTAACATTGTCATATCTCGTGATTTTTCTCATAAAGAATATTTCAAGTTGGCGGTGCATTACACCGCCAGGCTGAATTATTCCTCTGAATTATCGATTACACTGTATTCCCCGGTTAATACAGAGGAATCTGCAGGATCGATTGTCAGTGGTTCCTTTTCATCCATTGATACTGCACGCTGGATCTCAATTGATACGGGCAGGTATTTGAACAGGCGACGAATAGCCGTTTTCTTTGCCATTTCTTCCCAGTGAGTTACCCACGGCCTGTTATTACCAGCTTTACTCTGGCTGCGCACCAGCTCAATCTGTTTGCGCGTCATAACTTCAAACTGAGTACCTCCGTCTTTCAGTCTTGCGACAGCATAGACGTGGGTAACCGGGGCATCTTCGTTTTCTCCTGGGCGGTGTATTAACTTTTCATCAAGGCCAAATTCGAAATTAAACTCGTCACCTTCACGGACAACACGGGCTGACAGGCTGGCGATTTGACCTGAACGGCGAGCCAGATCAATCATGCCGCGATAGCCAATGATTAGCTGAACGTTTTTTTTACCGCTCTTTTCGTTTTTATTACCAAAAGGCAGTAAATATGCATGACCGAGGGCGCTACCGGGCTCAAGTCCGAGCTGTGAACACTGTACGATTGCACTGACAAAACTCATAGTGTCACAGTTTCCTAACGCCGGAACTTTACGAATTTCTGTGGTGGCGATACGGATCATACGTTCAGCCGTCATATGGCGTGGAAGAGCTGCTGCCAGTTGCTCTTTCATTGATGGCTGGTTAATAAAACTAATCACGTCGTTATTTTTAATTGCTGCTGGTGCACGGTTTCCCTGAGTTTTTTGCAGATCGGCTTTTGCGATTGGTGGTTGCTTAGTCATTTGCATATTCCTTAGCCCAGCGGGGCAGTGATAACGTCTTAATAGCTGGCCATTCATCGGTATTGAGGCAGTCAGCCAGGGTTCGCAGATTGCGGTGATATTCCAGCTGACCTACCTGTTTTGCTTCTTCGCCCATCATGAAAATTTCAACCGGATAACGTCCGCATTCAATAGTTGTGCTGGCAACCAGAAAAACGAAAGTTGGCTGCACTCCAAACTGTGCTTCATAACCGTCACTGTAGAATGCATCCTGAACGTGATAGCGGTAGTCGTAATAAGCGGTTTTGAATCGTTGAATATCCGCCGTAGTTTTCACGTCCATGATCCAGTGAAATTCAGGGATAATTTTGTCCGGACGGCACCGACACAAAATTCCTGTTTCAGGATCTTCCCAGTAAATTGATGATTCAGCGTGTCCGGCGCTTTCAACAAGCCATTGCCCCAACGGCAAAGCCATAACGCTTTGATACATGAGTTCAATTTTCCGGCCTTCTTCCGCAGTGATAACCGTTTTTCCTGTGCTTGCGCATTCCATCAGAAACGCTTTCTCTTCTTCTTTTCCGGCGTTTGTACGGCGGTTAAATTCAGGTGCTACGATAAAGCGGTTACTGAATTCTTCCGGTTCAAGTACCCGGCAGTGGAAAGCGGTTCCTAAATCGAGCGTTTTTGTCTTTGTGGTGTCCACGGGGGCATTTTTACGCCACAAATACAGTGCGGGAGTATCAGCAATGTCATCGAGCTGAGACTTACTGACACCGGGACCCGCGTGGTAATTCTCATTCGAAATTCCGTAATAAATACCTGGCTCTATGTCTTCTACGATTACGGGATCTGCGACTTCGCCAGTTTCATCACTGCAATCGCGATGCGGATCGCTGCCAGCATTCTCATGGTGCGGATGTTCAGCGCCTTCCATTTCCTCCGGATCATTTTCCTTAGCTTCAACCTGATTCTCTTCATCGAATGTTTCCTGGTATGTTGCGTCGCCCATCACCGCACCACAGTCAGGGCAGTTATCCCCGCCAGTCTGGCCGCAGGCATTGCAGGCTATTTCCGGTTCCTGTTGCACTACTGGCTCAGGTTGTTTCACATCCGGGCTGATTTTTTCCGTTTCTGGTGTGTTTTGTTCCGTTTCTGGCTGGGAATCGCGAGTCAGGATCCCCTTAACCCATTTCGGATCGTTCGGGTCGCTAATTCCGTCAACAAATTCACCACGTGATGCGGCAAGCAATTTATCGGCATCGACAGGATTTTTTGATGGAATGTTTTTCCGGGCTTCATGGAGTTCTGCCCGCAGTTCCTGATATTTCGCATCAACAGAATTTACCTGTGACTGAGCATCCAGCGGCTGCGTGTCCTGATGATGTTCAGTTGCGTCCGGTTCCATTGTTTCAGCCTCTCCCTGTTCATCTGCCGTTGTTCCAGATGGTTGCGGTTTTTCTTCATCATCCTGTTTTCCTTCTTCTGTTACTCGCTGCGGCATCGGGGCAGAGGAGCGACCGCAGGCAATATCCACGATTTTCGGATCAGGGTTGGCATGATCGGTTTCAGTCAGTACTTTGTTCAGATATTCAGTGACGTGTGCGGGGATGACCTCGATCCCAATTGGTGCTTCTTTCACGGACGCAACCACGATGGCGCGGGAATAATCCAGCCCGCCAGGCATGGTGATGAATTTGTCGCGGAAAACAGAAAAGGGCGGTTTATTTTCAGCGATAATTTCCTCAATGCGTTTAGCGTGTGCCGGATGAAGGTTATAGATGTCCACGTCCATTGAACGGGCCAGTACGCCAGTGGCTACATCGCGCGCCAGTGACGTCAGATCGTGGACGAAACCTTCGCCGCGATCGGTGAGGTTCCCGCCGCCAGCATTAGCACCGGAAGCCGTGCGAGTGATGCGTGAAACACGATTCCCTTTTCGCCATTCTTTTGTCAGAAGACCGCGATCAATGTGTTCGGTATCCAGCCAGGCTGAAATGAAATTCTTAAATTCATAGGGCTGATGTTTTTTCGTGATAGAGAAAACTGCCTTAATTGCATCAGTCAGGCGGAGCAGGGCGGCATTATCCAGAGTTGTCGGTTCTGCCATGCCGCGTATGGCCAACAGCAGATTCTGGACATAGCTGTTTTCCTGATCCATCTCAAGAGCAGTAATGTGTTCGCGTTGTTCTCGGGTGGCATGATGCAGGTATTTCCGATCCCCGGCCGCATAGGTAAAAATGTGCAGAAGACGCTGTGTGAACCGCAAAGTAGATACAGAGATTTCGCAATCCTGGCAATCCCCGTGAGCGTCTGCCCGTGTGTTTTCTTCCTGGCCTCCCGCCAGTTCTTCGGTTTCCGGTGCATCCTCCTGATGGTGAACGTCGTCTGGCGCTGCTCCCGGTTTTAGTTCCCAGGTCATGGAGTCTTTGCTGAGTTGATAGCGTTCACTCCAGGTAAAATCGATCTCACCTTCAGGGGGAAGGTCATTAACGACAGGAAAATTCGTGGCAACAGGTTTAAAATAGCTGCTCAGTTTTTTACCTGACTTAACGAGCAGGTAGTCCAGAGTGGCACAGGTCGATTCAAAATCGTCGCTTGCCCACAGGACGACGTCAGGTTCACCGGATGATTTTTTCGCTTTCCGTAACAGGAAGAGTGGTTTTGTGCTCATTGTTTTTTAACCTCAACTCAGATTAAAATTCGTTTTGTTCAGTGAATGATCTTGCCGGATACACACTGCTCATAGCCTGCGCCATACGCAGGCTATCTCTTTCAGATTTCACCTTTTAATTTCATTGCAATCAGAGCTGCCAGAAATTCGGCTTTTTTTTCTGCGGGCAGATTCTTTCCGGTATGCACCAGGCACATTTTTTTGACACCTTCGTGAAGTGTTTTAACGTTGCCTGATGGACCGTCGATATCAACCACAGTGAATGGGGTTTCTTTATTTTCTGTTTTAATCACGTAGCCAATACGCTTTCCTTCCAGATTAACCTCGTGAACAATGTCATCGGTAGTTACAACAGTGGCTTCATAATTGGTAATCATGTTTTTCTCCTTAATTAAGGTTGAGCGAATCCCTGCCATTGCTGGCATAAATTCAGTTTCGAATACTCAGTTAATTAAAGTTCGTGTTCCATCTGGTCTTTTTCGGCACAGATTTCACTACAATATTTTTTCATTTCCGTTGTTGGGATAACTCCACGCATGAAATGAAGTGGTCTTGTAATGCTTTTGCTTTCTTCAACTTCTTTATCGCAAAGGTGGTAAGCACATTTTATTTTCTTAGTCATCACCATGACTCCGCCTTTACAGGTAAACCATCACGACCGAGGAAGACTTTAATCATGCAGTCAGAAATGCATGTTTTTGTAGTCAGGTTACGAATATAAAGTTTTCGCTTTTTAATATTGTTTGCCGAGGCAATATATGTCCGGCCGTTATGAAGAACATAATCACCAGGAGTCACACACTGACGTGGTATTTCATCAGTTCCGCAGTGATGTGCAATCATAATTATCTCCATTTTTACAAATGAACTTTGTTGATGCGGTGCCTGGTGCTTCCAGGTGACTGCAACCAGTTAACAATTACAGTCGGCTTTCCCACCCAAACCAATAAGGACTAACATGACTTTTAACTGTGCCACGTGCGCTTAGCCGCATTCACCGCATCACAAAATTCACTTTAAAAAGGGCGGACATCAGCCGAACTTCAAGAAAAAAACTGATGCCGCCAGGACTACACACAGCAATGTCGTTATTTACAACCGGAGGCGCACTCCCACCATTTAAATTTAACAGACAAGACCGACTCTTTATGGATATCGGAAATGCGCCTTCGTGTTGTGCCCGGTTTTATTTCACCACCTCCGGGCTTCGGTGGTCTCGGCTATACCCCTACAGCGAGAGCTTGTGTTAACATTTCAATACCCTTACAGTTGAGAGTTATTGATATGTTGGATGTATTTACTCCATTGTTGAAACTTTTTGCTAACGAGCCACTCGAAAGACTTATGTATACGATTATCATTTTTGGTCTCACTCTCTGGCTGATACCGAAAGAGTTTACTGTCGCATTCAATGCTTATACTGAAATACCTTGGCTCTTTCATATTATCGTTTTTGCCTTTTCTTTCGTGGTCGCCATTTCCTTCTCAAGATTGCGAGCACATATTCAAAAGCATTATTCATTACTACCAGAGCAACGAGTATTGCTTCGTTTATCTGAGAAAGAAATCGCTGTATTTAAAGATTTCCTTAAAACAGGAAATCTTATTATCACTTCTCCTTGCCGTAACCCGGTTATGAAAAAATTAGAACGGAAGGGCATCATTCAACATCAGAGTGATAGCGCAAACTGTTCTTATTATCTCGTCACCGAAAAATACTCCCATTTTATGAAGTTATTCTGGAACAGCAGGAGTAGACGTTTTAATCGTTAGCTTACTGTGTGCTTCTCCAACCATCGGCGCGCACCAGTTTCGGTTTTAAATGTTTTGCTTTTGGTATACGTCATGGCAGTGAACGTTCCATCCTGGTTGGGGAACACGCCGCACACCAGGGATTCGTTGTTGCCGAGGTCGATTTTTTGCATTTTGCGAATCTCACATCTTGTTGCTACGTATAGCGACTTCTGCCTGCCAGAGATCCCAGTCGTTGTTGCGTAAAGCCTGCACAGCCTGGCTGTAAGTGATACCGCAACAATCCATCAAATACTGAACTACTTCATAATGCACCATCTTATCTCTCCCCTTAACGCTGGGTGGCGGAACGTTTTATCTACTGCGCTTTGTATCAATCAACAACTGCCGTCATGTTCGTATGCCTCAGGCTGGCTACTTAGCCCTGTTCAGTGGCTGGATAACTCGAGGTATTGTCCTGCCGTTCTCTGGTGGGGCGTTGTTTGGATATGTTTATTAAACACAAAATGATTTTCCGTGTCAACACGAATTGTGTTTTGTGGTGAGGTGTCATATGATGATGATACAAAAAAGCCCGCTGATAGCGGGCTGATAGGCATATTACTGTGATAGCAAGATCATTGCTCCGGTGGGGGGGTATCTTTAAGCCTGCCTCTCAAATATTTTTCTACATACTCGTCGATTTCTTTTAGCCGAACTTCAAATAGCTCAATCATTCGTTGTTGTTCTGAGCCCGGTAGCTGGTTAAACAACTCTAGAAGTTTTCGTTGGGATTCATTTAACCACAATTCAGAAGAGTCTTTTTCTCCAAACAGGAGTTCAGGAGGAGATATGCCCAGTGCCTTTCCCAGTACGACAGCATCATGCACTCCAACATTTCTGCTGCCCGCCTCATAGTTACCTATACGCGATTGCGTCCATCCGCAGATTTCAGCAAGTTTTCCTTGCGATAAACCAAGCTTCTGCCTGCGCTCTTTAAGACGCATTGCAATTTTGTCATTGAGCCTACTAGCGGCAATTTTTTCGTTTTCTTTTTCCATTGCATCCTTGTATCACGAATCGTGATTCACATAAAACACAAAACAGCTTGACCGCATAACACAGGATGTGTTTAAAATTGTCGTCGGAGGTTTTCAATGAACAAAATTTCAACATATCGAAAACAGCTTGGCCTGTCTCAAAGACAACTCGCTGTTCAGTTAGGGTGGATACAAAGCCGACTAGCAAATTACGAAGCAAACTTTCGTACCCCTGGGCTAGAGGAGTGCAGAAAAATTGTTTCCACCCTTAATCGGCTTGGCGCTCATTGTGGACTTGACGATGTATTCCCCCCAGACGGTAAGCATAGCGAAAACAGCATAGGAGCGGTTGATTCATGAAAATCAGGCATGAGCATATCGAATCAGTGTTGTTGGCCCTGGCATCTGAAAAAGGGCAGGCATGGGTTGCCAATGCGGTCACTGAAGAATATCTGCGCCAGGGGGGCGGCGAATTGCCCCTGGTTCCAGGCAAGGACTGGAACAATCAGCAGAATATCTATCACCGTTGGTTGAAAGGTGAAACGAATGCGCAAAGGGAAAAAATTCAGAAGCTGATCCCAGCAATTCTGGCAATCCTTCCGCGCGAGCTGCGTCACCGACTCTGCATCTTCGATACCCTGGAACGCCGTGCATTACTGGCGGCGCAGGAAGCGTTAAGTACGGCAATTGATGCGCATGATGATGCAGTCCAGGCCGTTTACCGGAAAGCGCATTTCAGCGGTGGCGGGTCTTCCGACGATTCTGTCATTGTTCATTAAGCAAAAGTTTCCATGCTGTTTGTGCTTATTCTAAGCCACCGGGCAGCATCATACGGGGCAATTATGGCCGCATTACCATACATGCAACTGTACATAGCTGATTACCTGGCTGACACCATGCATTTGTCAGCAGAGGAGCATGGTGCGTATTTGTTGCTGATGTTCAATTACTGGCAAACAGGAAAGCCAATACCTAAAAACAGGCTGGCAAAAATTGCCCGTCTGACTAACGAGCGATGGGCTGATGTTGAACCATCCTTGCAGGAGTTTTTTTGCGATAACGGCGAGGAATGGGTGCATCTTCGGATTGAGGAAGATCTGGCATCAGTCAGGGAAAAATTACCAAAAAATCAGCCGCAGGAAAAGCATCTGTTCAGGCCAGAAGAAGCAGAAAGGAAGCAGATGTTCAAACAAAACAAGAGAGAAATTTAACAGGTGTTCAAACAGATGTTGAAGTGGTGTTTGAACATGATGTCAACACAAAGGCAACTAATAAAGATACAGATAAAGATCTAAAAACAGATCTAACCCATCCCAAACCCTTCCCTTCCGGAAGGGCGTTTCGGGATTTTGTGGCTGGAGTGCTTGAGGGGAGATTATCTGGCGGTACTGCAGCGGAATTTTGTAATTCTGCGGTGGTTGCGTTGCAGGCTGCTGGCCTGGATGTCTGTCGTGAGTATCCGGTGCCAGAGCGTGGTGACGGTTGCGGTGGGCGGATTGATATCGTCGTGACTGACAGGAACGGTGTCCGGTGTGGGATCGAGCTTGACCGAAATTCTCCGCGACAGAAATCACTGCTCAAAATCGGTGCTGTTGAAACCGGGATATGTGTCTTGCGGCGCAGTGATATCGCAAGGCACACCGAGCAGGGAATTCTGGTTATCGGCGGGGCTGTTCGCCAGAAAAAATTTGACCCGTTGTCAGTTGATCTGCCCGACTGGTTGCCAGAAACACTCTGGCATGAGTGGGTCCAGTTCAGGCAGGCATTGCGTAAACCGATTCGAACGGAGCAGGGCGCTAACGGGGCGATACGGGAGCTGGAAAAATTCCGCCAGCAGGGTTTTTCACCTGAGCAGGTGATTCGACACAGCATCGCCAATGAATACCAGGGCTTGTTCGTGCCAAAAGGTGTTCGACCTGAGACGTTACTCCGACAGGTTAACACCGTCTCGTTACCGGATAGTGCGATCCCGCCAGGCTTTAGGGGGTAACTGACCATGAAAAATATTGCGGCAGGCGGCATTCTTGAACGTATCCGCAGACTGGCCCCGCCACATGTAACCGCCCCATTCAAAACGGTAGCGGAGTGGCGCGAGTGGCAACTTTCCGAAGGCCAGAAACGTTGTGAGGAGATCAACCGTCAGAATCGTCAGTTGCGGGTGGAAAAAATTCTGAATCGCTCTGGCATCCAGCCATTGCACCGCAAATGCTCGTTTGCGAATTACCAGGTGCAGAACGACGGTCAGCGATACGCGTTGAACCAAGCGAAATCTATCGCTGATGAACTGATGACCGGGTGTACAAATTTTGCGTTCAGCGGAAAACCTGGTACCGGAAAAAACCATCTGGCGGCGGCTATCGGGAATCGCCTGCTGAAAGATGGCCAGACAGTGATTGTGGTTACCGTGGCTGATGTCATGAGTGCTCTACACGCCAGCTATGACGACGGGCAATCAGGCGAAAAATTTTTGCGGGAACTGTGCCAAGTGGATCTGCTGGTTCTTGATGAAATTGGCATTCAGCGCGAGACAAAAAACGAGCAGGTGGTGCTGCACCAGATTGTTGATCGCCGGACAGCGTCGATGCGCAGCGTGGGGATGCTGACAAACCTGAACTATGAGGCTATGAAAACATTGCTCGGCGAGCGGATTATGGATCGCATGACCATGAACGGCGGACGCTGGGTGAATTTTAACTGGGAGAGCTGGCGTTCGAATGTTGGCTTGCGATGATTTTTATGAGGAAATAATCGACGAATGAGGGCTAATGTCTGGTCACCCGGTTGACAATTACAAATATTTTATTGACGATGAATGGAAAATGCGTGACGATTACAATATATGACTTGTCAAAGTATAATGAGAGATTGCATGAAGATTAACCATGAGGATTTAATTGATCTTATAAAGGCATCACTGGATGCGAATTACAGCGAAGTTCGTAGTGTTAGTAATCGCATTGTTCGCGCAATTAGCGCTCAGGATGCTGACTTAGCAAAGCAAATTAAGTCTATCATCCGTAAAAAAGGGGTACCATTACGTAGCTCTGGTTATACGGACAGTTTGCCCTTAGATCCGAAATCAAGGATGCCTTTAGTGGAAGAAGTCGAATGGCCTGCAACGCCTTTATTTCTTTCTGATGAATCACAGCATATTTTTCATGCTTTTATTCAGAATGTTATCCATCAGAATGAACTTATAGAGAATGGAATTCCAGGTAAATTGAATTTACTTCTTTCTGGTCCGCCAGGAACAGGTAAGACATTAGTCGCTGGTCATATCGCATCCAAATTAAACAAACCGCTCTATGTTGTTCGGCTTGACTCTGTTATTTCTTCTCTGTTAGGTGATACAGCGAAGAACCTAAGACAGATTTTTGACTTCGTCCCGACAAAAGATGGTGTGTTATTTCTTGATGAAGTAGATGCGGTTGCTAAGCTTCGTGATGACAATCAGGAAGTTGGAGAGTTAAAAAGAGTTGTTAACACATTAATCCAAGGACTGGATTCTCTTGATGATTCTGCTATTGTCATTGCTGCAACTAATCATTCGAAGCTATTGGATCCAGCAATTTGGAGACGTTTCCCATATAAAATTAGCTTTGGTTTGCCTGGACAAGATGTCAGATGTGCTATGTGGGAACATTTTTTATTTAGAGATGATACGGATTCATTTCTAAGTAAAATGTTATCTATCATATCAACTGGGCTAACAGGTGCTGATATTGAAAATATCAGTTTATCTGCAAGAAGGCATAGTGTTTTATCTGGCAATGGACTGGATATACCATCTGTTGTTTATGCTATATTGAATAGCGTTGCGGATAGTACAGCAATTCCTTTTGGTAAGGATATAAATTCGAGTGTTAAGAAAAATTTAGCGAAGGAATTATCTAAGTTTAAATTATCACAGGCAGATATCGGTAGACTTTTAAATGTGAGCAGGCAAACTATATCAGGTTATTTCAAGGAATAATTATGGTCAGTGAAAATAAAGCTAAAATTTTAAACCCAATAATTACTTTATTGAAACCACCAACGCCAGAGGCGATTCCTGTTGGAGGGAAAAGTCGTAAAAATATTGTTGGTTCACGGTTGAAACAACAGCGTGAAGTTTTATCCTCAGAGATAGATTCCATATTAAGAACAGAAAGTGAAATAGTTAAACATCGTGGTAAGTATCATATAGTAACAAGTATGTTTGAGGACTCATATGCACCATCGTTTATACCAGATTCATTATTCTGTCCCAGTGTTGAATGTAAGATAGTTGCACCAGCATACAATGGATATTTAATTGAGGTCAATAGCAATGCTTTATTGAAGTTGAAAAATAAAATTAATAATGCAAAAGCTATTACTGATCTTGTGGATATTTCAAGGGTTAGAAGTGTTAGTCTTTTTGATTCATCTTGTACATTGCGAAATAGTAGCCTTGATTCGCTCTGGAATACAGTTAAGGCTTTGAATACATTTCAATTTAATGTGTGGTTTATGCCTTTTTTTGATGAGCTTTCTAGAGAGTCTGTAGTTTCAACTTTTTTAAATTTTTTAAATGATGGTATCATCGCTTTTGGTTATTCAGATTTTGACATAAAAACTATAAATCAAGATGCTGCTGTTGGCGGGGATAATATAGTCATAGTTCCACCGTTACTTATTGAAGCGATAAAAAAGTATCGTAAATCAGGTCAAGCATCCGTTACCGTCACTGTAGAGACTAAAGATAGTTTAAACAGGATGCTGAATAGCAGTGCTGTGTATCGTATAGATCCTGTATCACCGCTAAACGTAACAGATACTCCTCCTGGTAATGGGGCTGAACCTGTTCCACCAATATTGGGGGATAAGAAAATGCCAACTGTAGTTGTAATTGATGGTGGGTGCAATGCGAAATCATATTCAAAATTAAATATATATAAACTAAATCCGCTAATTCCAGATCATGATGCAGATTGTAAACATGGTAATAAAGTTGTATCGTTGTTATGTCACGGTTATGCTTGGAATAATAATTTAAACTTACCTAAATTGCAATGTAGCTATATAAGTGCACAGGCTATTGCGAAAAGGGGAGTGTTGAAACAACCAACTCCGGATCAATTTTTAAATTATTTAAGAATGGTTGCTGACAAAACGTCATCTATCGCCAAGGTCTGGAATCTTTCGTTTAATGAAGACGCTCCTCATTATAACTGTAATGAGATAAGTTATCTGGGACATAAAATCAGTTTGTTGGCTCGAGAATTTGGTATTCTGCCTGTAATATCTATCGGTAATGTTTCAAAGAACGAAAAACAAAAAAATCTTTGTCCGCCCGCAGATTGTGAGTCAGGAATTACAGTAAGTGGGAGAACGGCCAATCATGAAGGAATGCCTTCAGATGGCTGTCCTTTAAGTCGGAAAGGCCCTGCTCCTGCAGGAATGAAAAAACCTGAGTTATCATGGTTTTCTCGAGTTAGGGTGATAGGTGGAACAGTAGATATCGGAACAAGTTTTAGTGCTCCATTAGTTTCATCTATTGCTGCTCATACCTTTTCGAATATTAAAAATGCCACTCCTGATTTGGTTAGGGCATTATTGATTAACAGGAGTGAGTTGCTTTCTCATGATGATGCATTAGGATGGGGGACTCCTTGGGATGGCGATTTACTGCCATGGTATTGTAAAGATGGCAGTGTCACATTAACGTGGATATCTAAGTTAAAGGCTGGGGCTGCTTATTATTGGAACGATCTTCCATTACCTCCAGAGATGTTAGTTAATGGTAAATTAGTTGGTGAGATATCTCTGACAGCTATACTAAAACCTAAGGTTTCTGAGTTCGGAAGTGAGAACTATTTTTCGACAAGGCTCCAATGTTCGTTACAGGCAATAAAAGAAATTAACGGGACGCTAAAAACAGAAAGCCTTCTTGGGTCAATGAAAGAATCTTCTGTTGATGAGCGTAAAGCTAGAAATGAACTTTCTAAATGGAGCCCTATTCGCCATCATGCAGAGTCGTTTAAGAGAAAAGATATAACAGGGTGTAAAATTCGGCTTTATGCTAGGATATATGCTAGAGATTTGTATCAGTATGGGTTAAATAACCAACGGGAGCTTGAAGAGCAAGAGGTTTCCTTTGTTTTAACTTTTAAAAGTGTATCAGGATCGTCCTCAATATATACATCAATGGTTCAGCAACTTGGTGTTTATGTTGAAAGTGCTGTTATAGATAATCACATTAACATAGATGTTAATAAGTGATGTACAGAAACTGATTTATTATTATGTTAATTAATGTATTACCCGCCTCGGCGGGTTTTTTATCTGCCGATGGTGAAGGTTGAAAAATAATCACATATTTGATTGTATGCGCAGCAAGAAATAAAAGTCATTGCGTTCGCACATTAAACAATCAAATATACAACATGAAATAAACATTCTGTGTATATATATTTTTGCCTCCAGGTAGATATAAACCTCTTTCCTTAGAGGCTTGGAGGCATCGTGAAAAACTCACAGGAATCTTTTAGCACTAAATTTGCAGTCATACGTTGTGATGATCTGTCAGTTATTGTTGAAATGGATTATTTCCCTGATACACAAAAAGCAATGATGTATCGGAATGGCCGCAAGGCAATTTTTTTACCGATGAGGAATAGTGATATTATGGGAAATGATAAATTGCCAGATGAATTGCGAGTCAGGGCATCCTGTTAGTATTGGCATTGATTCTGGTATACTACACAACGGGCTGAACACCCATTCTACTGCGCCAGCGGAGAACTACGATGGCGCATATACAACTGGTCAAACAAACCTCTTCCGGATTACTTCTCCCGGCGACGCCGGAGAGTTGTGATTTTCTGCATCAAATAAAAATAGGTGAGTGGATACACGCAGACTTTAAGCGTGTGCGTAACTACGCATTCCACAAGCGTTTTTTCAAACTCCTGCAACTGGGATTCGATTACTGGACTCCGGTCGGTGGGGCGATCACGCCTCGCGAACGAGAACTGCTGTCTGGTTTCGTGGATTACCTGTGCGAATCAGTTGGTCGGGAACATACGCCAGCCCTGAGTGATGCCGCAGAGCAATACCTTAACACCGTTGCGACTCGCAGAACCCGGGATACGGCGTTGCTAAAGTCGTTTGAGGCTTTCCGCGAGTGGGTAACCATTCAGGCCGGATTTTACACCGAGCATATTTATCCGGACGGTAGCCGTGGGCGTCGGGCAAAATCCATCGCTTTTGCGAATATGGACGAAGTCGAGTTTCAGCAGGTTTATAAATCTGTACTGAATGTGCTGTGGAACTGGATTCTGTTCCGTAAATTCTCCTCTCAGGAGGAAGTTGAAAATGTGGCCGCACAACTACTGGAGTTTGCGTAATGGTGAATTTACGTAAAGCGGCTAAAGGCCAGATGTGCCAGATCAGAATCCCTGGCTACTGCAATCACAATCCCGAAACCTCTGTGCTGGCGCATTACAGGCTGGCGGGGACGTGCGGAACAGCGACAAAACCACACGATATGCAGGCGGCGATAGCCTGTAGCTCATGCCACGATCTAATCGACGGGCGGGTAAAAACCAGCGATTACACCAAAGAAGAATTGCGCCTGATGCATGCTGAAGGGGGTTTTCGCACACAAGAAATCTGGAGAAAGAAAGGTCATTTATGATTTACCCAACAAATACAGGTAAAAGCGGGGAACACCTTCGTCTCACCACGCTGGAAAGTGTCTGGATTCAGGGAAAACTGCGCATGTGGGGGCGCTGGTCGTATATTGGCGGCGGTAAGACGGGGAATATGTTCAACCAGTTGTTGGGCTCTAAAAAGCTGACAAAAACGGCAATTAACGAGGCGCTCCGGAGGATGAAAAAAGCAGGCCTGAACAAGTCTGAACTTGAGGCTTTTTTGCGGGATATGATTAACGGTAAGCAAAAGAGCTGGCTGGCGCATTGTACTGATGCAGAGGCGTTATGTATTGATCGGGTCATAAGTGAGGTGCTGGCAGAGCATCCAGGATTGATTAGCGTCCTTCGGCAACGGTATGAGGGGCGGGGGATGACCAAACGCAAAATGGCTGAATTGCTAAATGATGCACACCCAGAGTGGTGTTTTAGCACATGCGAAAAGCGAATTGCTAATTGGTTAGCCGTTGCTGAATATGCCCTGTATATTCCCATGCGAGAATCATTTGCTCAAAAAATAGCTTGATTTTTTACGCATAAATTGCTTCAATTCCGGTATGCTTCGCAAAGCTGTATCGCGAGGCGAACCAAGCGCATGAACTTTACCAGAACCCGCCATTGAGCGGGTTTTGTTGTTTCTGGGGGGCATTTCGTTAAATGAAGCTGTGTTGTGCGCAATTAGCTAATAACACGAATCGTGAATGTATATAATGCGCTTGTTCCTTCGATGGTGTATTCGAATAACGGATTACTGAATACAGCTATCCCATTAAGGGAACACCGCCATCTGCTCATCGGGAAGAGCCGACCATCATTTAAGTGGTAGGTGTGAGGTTCGATACCTCGGTGGCGGTTCTGTGCCGACTTAGCTCAGTAGGTAGAGCAACTGACTTGTAATCAGTAGGTCACCAGTTCGATTCCGGTAGTCGGCACCATATGCGGGTATCGTATAATGGTTATTACCTCAGCCTTCCAAGCTGATGATGCGGGTTCGATTCCCGCTACCCGCTCCAGCATTTGAAATAAGCCTTATTGTATTGCAGCACTGGCGTATTTTTATTACGTGGGAGCAGGTTGTTTCGAAAAAGCATTCTGTTCTCTGGCTATGATTTGAGGCCAGGTGTAGCCTCAGTGCTGATTTTTTTACGGCAGCAGAATGGTGCATTATCGGTGGAGATTTTGTATTTCCTTGCAGGGCCGGTGATGTGCCATCCCGATGTTGTAAACATCGCTAAAAATGACATTGAGATTAATCATATACTAAGCAAAACCTGGAAATACATCCTTTACCGCCTCCACCGGGCGGTTTTTTTATTCTGAACCCTAAAAAAGAAACACGGACACTGATAATGCCCGTGTGGCAATGCCATGTAAGTTAGCGATGAATATGGCGCAAAAAAAAGCGCGGCCGTCGGATTAACGCCGCGGGACAAAGTCCATGAAGACTCATAAGTATTGGCCCCCTTCTGGGGACATGTTCATACTACTAAGCTTCAGAAGTGGTTTAAATCATCAAATTAACCTTAATTTTCGATAAGTCTTATTTCATTTCTTTGCGCCACATCTGGCGCGCATCAAATAACGCCACGCAAAGGGCATCTGCGGATGCCGGTGCTTTTGACGGGGTGTTTTTTACGGGCCGCTGGTGGCCATTTTTTGTTTCCATTACACAGGCCCGCATCTGCGAGGTGGGGGTTATGAAATCCATGGATAAGTTAACAACGGGTGTCGCCTATGGCACCTCCGCAGGCAGTGCTGGCTACTGGTTTTTACAGTTGCTCGATAGAGTAACTCCGTCACAGTGGGCTGCAATCGGTGTGCTGGGTAGTCTGGTTTTTGGCCTGCTGACGTACCTGACAAACCTTTATTTCAAGATTAAAGAAGATAAGCGCAAGGCTGCGAGAGGTGAATAATGCCTCCATCATTACGAAAAGCCGTTGCTGCTGCTATTGGTGGCGGAGCAATTGCTATAGCATCGGTGTTAATCACTGGCCCAAGTGGTAACGATGGTCTGGAAGGTGTCAGCTACATACCATACAAAGATATTGTTGGTGTATGGACTGTATGTCACGGGCATACAGGAAAAGACATCATGCTCGGTAAAACGTATACCAAAGCAGAATGCAATGCACTCTTGAATAAAGACCTTGCCACTGTCGCCAGACAAATTAACCCGTACATCAAAGTCGATATACCGGAAACAACGCGCGGCGCTCTTTACTCATTCGTTTACAACGTGGGTGCTGGCAATTTCAGAACATCGACGCTTCTTCGCAAAATAAACCAGGGCGATATCAAAGGCGCATGTGATCAGCTACGTCGCTGGACATATGCTGGCGGTAAGCAATGGAAAGGTCTCATGACTCGTCGTGAGATTGAGCGTGAAATCTGTTTGTGGGGTCAGCAATGAACAGAGTAACCGCGATTATCTCCGCTCTGGTTATCTGCATCATCGTCTGCCTGTCATGGGCTGTTAATCATTACCGTGATAACGCCATTGCCTACAAAGCCCAGCGCGACAAAAATGCCAGAGAACTGAAGCTGGCGAACGCGGCAATTACTGACATGCAGATGCGTCAGCGTGATGTTGCTGCGCTCGATGCAAAATACACGAAGGAGTTAGCTGATGCGAAAGCTGAAAATGATGCTCTGCGTGATGATGTTGCCGCTGGTCGTCGTCGGTTGCACATCAAAGCAGTCTGTCAGTCAGTGCGTGAAGCCACCACCGCCTCCGGCGTGGATAATGCAGCCTCCCCCCGACTGGCAGACACCGCTGAACGGGATTATTTCACCCTCCGGGAACGACTGGTAATGATGCAGGCCCAACTTGAAGGTGCTCAGCAATACATAACCGAACAGTGTTTAAAGTAAAATCTTAACTACAATATGATTCATTTTGATGATTGTTTCATAAGGAACAGTGAAGTAAGATCTAAGAGGGGTTAAATTTTATACAGTATAATCATAATATTGCAGCAAGGTGGTTATAATTGAAAGAATATTTAGATATGAATACATCTCATGTAAGAGTTGTTACTCATATGTGTGGGTTCCTGGTTTGGCTCTATAGTCTTTCAATGTTGCCACCAATGGTTGTAGCATTGTTTTATAAAGAAAAAAGCCTGTTCGTTTTCTTTATAACTTTCGTTATATTTTTTTGCATTGGTGGCGGAGCGTGGTATACAACTAAGAAATCTGGCATTCAATTACGTACCCGTGATGGGTTTATTATAATTGTAATGTTTTGGATTTTGTTTTCTGTTATTAGTGCATTCCCTTTATGGATTGACTCAGAACTTAATTTAACGTTCATTGATGCTCTGTTTGAAGGGGTTTCTGGAATAACAACAACAGGAGCAACTGTAATTGATGATGTTAGTTCATTACCTCGGGCATATTTGTACTATCGGTCACAGTTAAATTTTATAGGTGGTTTAGGAGTTATTGTTCTGGCGGTTGCTGTATTGCCATTATTGGGTATTGGTGGTGCAAAGCTTTATCAGTCAGAAATGCCGGGGCCATTTAAGGATGACAAACTCACTCCCCGCCTGGCCGATACGTCACGGACACTGTGGATAACTTATTCTTTATTAGGTATTGCTTGTATTGTCTGTTATAGACTTGCAGGAATGCCTTTGTTTGATGCTATTTGTCACGGGATTTCCACAGTTTCGCTTGGTGGTTTCTCAACTCATAGCGAGAGTATCGGATATTTTAATAACTATTTGGTTGAGCTGGTGGCTGGTTCTTTTTCCCTGCTATCGGCTTTCAACTTCACTCTTTGGTATATTGTTATTAGCAGGAAAACGATAAAACCTTTAATCAGAGATATTGAACTTCGTTTCTTTCTGTTAATAGCCTTAGGGGTGATCATTGTTACCTCTTTCCAGGTCTGGCATATAGGTATGTATGACTTGCATGGAAGTTTTATTCATTCGTTTTTTCTTGCCAGCTCCATGCTCACTGATAATGGTTTAGCTACGCAGGATTATGCAAACTGGCCCACGCACACGATAGTGTTTTTGCTGTCGTCAAGTTTCTTTGGGGGATGTATAGGTTCAACTTGTGGTGGAATTAAGTCACTTCGATTTCTTATACTTTTCAAACAAAGCAAACACGAGATAAATCAGCTTTCTCATCCCAGAGCGTTGTTGAGTGTAAATGTAGGAGGGAAGATAGTTACAGATCGTGTAATGAGGTCTGTATGGAGTTTCTTTTTTCTTTATACTCTCTTCACGGTGTTTTTTATACTGGTGTTAAATGGTATGGGATATGATTTTCTTACATCATTTGCAACAGTGGCTGCATGTATTAATAATATGGGATTAGGTTTTGGGGCTACTGCATCGTCATTCGGAGTGCTTAATGACATTGCAAAATATTTAATGTGCATAGCTATGATTCTTGGTCGCCTTGAAATTTATCCTGTTATTATATTGTTTTCAGGTTTTTTTTGGCGCTCCTAATATATGGCTGATTTATAATTGTGAGTTTAATATTATATTGACTCACTCATTGATCCAATACCTAACTTTACCAGCAACACCTCCGCCCCCAGTAGCACTGGCTGCTGGGGTGCGTTTTATTCATAAAGCAAGGCTGTATGAGCGAGAAATTAAAGATAGTCTATCGCCCATTACAAGAATTGTCACCGTATGCGCACAACGCCAGGACGCACAGTACTGAGCAGGTGGCACAACTGGTAGAAAGTATTAAGCAATTCGGCTGGACTAATCCGGTGCTGATTGACGAAAAGGGCGAAATTATTGCGGGTTACGGTCGTGTTATGGCGGCTGAAATGCTCAAAATGGATTCTGTTCCGGTCATTGTTCTGTCTGGCCTGACGGATGAGCAGAAAAAGGCGTACCGCCTGGCAGATAATCGCCTGCCGATGAATGCTGGCTGGGATGAAGATCTGTTGCGGATGGAGCTGTCGGACCTAATCAATGCTGATTTTGATGTCTCCCTGACAGGCTTCATCCCGACAGAAATTGATGAACTGTTGACGGATGTTTTGCCCGGTACAGGAAATGAGGAGGACGGCAACAGAGCTTGTGGAGGACTCGCAGGCCATTGCCCGTTACGGTCGTAACGTCACGAAGATGGATGCGTTTGGCTGTACCAGTCGGGGGCAGGCGCACCGCGCCGGGCTGTGGCTGATTAAAACAGAACTGCTGGAAACGCAGACCGTGGACTTCAGCGTGGGTGCCGAAGGGCTTCGCCATGTACCGGGCGATGTCATTGAAATCTGCGATGATGACTATGCCGGTATCAGCACCGGCGGGCGCGTGCTGGCGGTGAACAGCCAGACCCGGACGCTGACGCTCGACCGTGAAATCACGCAGCCATCCTCCGGCACCACGCTGATAAGCCTGGTTGACGGAAGTGGCAATCCGGTCAGCGTGGAGGTCCAGTCCGTCACCGACGGCGTGAAGGTGAAAGTGAGCCGGGTTCCTGACGGCGTTGCCGAGTACAGCGTGTGGGGGCTGAAGCTGCCGACGCTGCGCCAGCGCCTGTTCCGCTGTGTGAGTATCCGTGAGAACGACGACGGTACGTATGCCATCACGCCGTGCAGCATGTACCGG